TGCGGGAAGTCCCACAGGCGGCATGAATTGTCAAAAACATCAGTGCAATGAACAGCAGTAACACGGCCTGGCTTTGTCACTCTTGCAATCTGAGCAATAAGGTATTCGTATTGCTCAAGGAATTGCTCTTTGTTTTCGCAGTTGCTGAAGTCACGCTCAGAGCTTGAATAGTTGTACAGCCCTGCGAATGGTGGGCTGTACACCGACAGGTCGATGCTGGCGTCTGGCAATGTCGGCATGACTTCCATGCAATCAGAGTTATAGATTGCATATTCAGGCGTGATGATTTGATCTTTTGCGTTCATTGAATAAACTCCGGTAGTCGCACTGACTGGTTAAATTCTTTGGTTGTGAAACTAAAATCTCTGTTTGCTGCTGCAACAAGATTTCCGTAAAGCGCGATTGCCTTTTGTGTCTTTTGCTCCAGTGCTTCTAAGACGCGCTCCTGGCCTTCGCTGATAACCATGTCACAGGTAACCTCTGACTTTTGTCCAAAGCGCCAGAACCTTCGAATGGCTTGGTAATACTGCTCATAGCTCCATGTTGGGAAAAACACCGTGTGATTGCAGTGCTGCCAGTTCAATCCCATGCTTGTCATCTTTGCTTTGGTAATCAATCGTTTGATATCACCGCGAGCGAATGCAACGAGAATTTCTTCTTTCTTGTCGATTGACATGCCGCCAACAATCTCAACAGCTTCGCTATCCAACTCGTTGAGCAATGAGCTTTCTTCGTTCAAGTTGCACCAGTAGACGGATGTTTTGTGGTTGGCTAGTTGTGCGGCTTGTTCACACCGCTCTTTAACTGTCAACTTCTGTTCTTCACGAACTTCTGTCATTGTTTTTGCTGGCATTGCAAACAATGAGTCTTGTCCATCAATGCACCATGTATTGCTGTTTTGCACCATGTGACGATTTACATTCAGCGTTGGCAACTCGTAACCAGCATCAGCAAACCCAAGGTCTGACGGCTTTTTAACCATCACTGACCACTGGTTAACCCATGCGAAAAAGTCACGTTCAGCATGTGGCTTGAGATAGAACTTTTCGCCTATGTTCCGGTTGTTGCTGTCAACGCTACCCTGATTCGATTTGAAGAACTTTGTCAGCATGTCCATGTAGCCCATGTATCCCAATGCTTCAGAGCTGTTACCAAGCTCAATGAAGTCATTAGGGCTTGGTGTTGCTGTGTTCAAAAACCGATAGCGAACACGCTTGATAAACGCAACGATTTCATCTCGCGTTTTGCCTGCGAAGTTCTTCAGGATTGAAGATTCGTCAAGGATCACACAATCAAAATCATCAGGGTTTAAAAAGTGCAACCGCTCGTAATTGCAAACGGTTATTTTCTTTTTCAACTCACCAGATTTGCTATGCGCTATGTCGTCTATACCGATTCGAGCAGCTTCATCAATGAACTGGAAAGCAACAGCCAAAGGCGTCAGAATCAACACACGCTTGTTTGTGTGCCGGATGATGTTCTCAGCGATTGAAAGCTCCATCAACGTCTTTCCGAGACCAGTGTCTGCAAAGATACCGATACGACCTTTACGCACAGCTTTGGCAATGATGCTTTCTTGAAAATCAAAAGCGCAATCAGGCATCCAAACAGTTTCAAAACCAAAGTCTCCGATGCTGTGCTTTTTGCGCTGTATAAATTCTGCGTAGTTCATGTTTATCCCGTAAAAAAAGCCCCGAAGGGCTTGGTTATTTATGCTGCCAATCGCATCTGATTGGCGTCGGCGAATGTCATTCGGCGGTATACCTCTCGAGTGGCCTTAACGTCGCGCTTGCAATACTCAACAACATCAAGCAATCGGCCATCAGCCACAGCTTGACCGACCATTGATCCATCCATGTCACCCTTTGGCGTTGGGATGCTCAAAGCCATGCAAAGCTTGTCCAGACTGATGCGATTGCCAAACCCGGCAAACTGCGTCATGGTGTCGTAAATCTTCGCATCCCACGACTTCGCTTGCGCTGCGGCGTTGATGATGGCGTGCGGCCTGATACCGTTTACAACATACCTTTGCCACAAGAAACGCAAATCAAAGCCGCTGATGTTGTGACCGACTACGGTAGTCGCGTTGTGCATGTTGTGCGGGATGGTGTCAAGAGCGGCATTGAATCGTGTCAGCAATTCAACCTCGTCAAGCCCGTAAACGGCGTCAGGATTACCTGAATCGTGCAAGTCATACCCAATGCACACAACCTGCCCAAAAGCCCCGTCTAAGCCCGTCTTGGCGATGGCTTCCTCTATCGCTTCTTGCTTGCTTTCCTTGTGCCATTTTTCGATTGATGCTGGCAGCTTGATCGTGCCTGGTGGCTTGATCGTGGCTGCGATGTAGTCTGCAATGTGCGGCGCAGTAGCGGGTATGGTTTCAATATCCAGAATGATTGCGTGAAACATGGTGTACTTTCAATAGTCGTATCGGGCCAGCTTGCGAGTTTTGCTGGTGGTCATGTCGTAGTGCATTGATGCTGTGACAAAAGGTATATCTGACCCGTCATCAAAAGCTGGATCAAATCCAGAACTTGGCGGGCCACTGCTGTGCTGCCTTGTTGGCAGTGGCTTTGCATTCTTCAGAGGGTGGTGACGCAACCCGGCAACCATCTTTTCAAGCTGCTCAGGTTTTGTTTTGCGGTCGAGAATTTCGCTTGCCGTCAGTTCAGTGTTTGCCTGAAAAACATTTTTCAGAATCATGCGCGTGCCAACTGAGCCATCCTGTTTTTGATAGTCCTCAGTTTCCAAAAGAACGCCGATGGGCTTGCAAAGCTCAGGAAAAATTTGGCACTCTTCGAGAACTTCTTTTCTGGTGTCGTAGTCGTATTTGGTGGCCTTGCCAAGTTGCGGCTTGATGTTGCGCAGGCTCATGCAGGTCATGATTGCCATAAGCGCCTCGTAGCCCTGATACTTTTCCCCTTTGGCGCTCATGGTGTATATCGAGATATTGGCCTTTTGTCCGCTTGTGCTTTTGAAGGCAAACTCAATGCCCTTGGTGCCAGTGTTTTTGCTCACGATGTCTTTGGCCTGGGTGAACTCACCAACGTATTTGCCAAGCTCTTTAATCCCTGCGCCTGATTGATCGGCTTTGCGTGCTGCGTCTGTGTCTAAGTTGTACATGGTGCTTTTCCTTGTGTTTAAGCGGGTTGTGAAATTGCGTAGTAGTCGGTAATCGTGTTGTCAATCACTGCTAAATCGTTTGGAATGTGTTCGTCGGTGAACATATCGAGCGGCGTTTTAACCGTATCGCTGCCGCTGTTTTGCGTGCTGAAAAGGTACTGCCCATTGATGACGGCAGTTCGCATCACGATGGTTAGCAAGCCTTCAAGCGTGATTTTTTCATCCAGTAATTTGCCGATGGTTTTCGCCTTGATTCGCCCGTTGTCGTCCTCTTGCGTGTGAGCCAAGATGTAGACGCGGGTTTCATCTGCCAGCCTGCCCGCAGTCATCAGAATGTCCCAAGCGTTACGGGCTATCTCGTTGTACTTGGCGAAGGCTGCATTGCCTGTTTCGTTGTCCAGTACCCGGCGCATGAATTCATTGGCCAGGATGTACTGAAAGTCATCAATCACGATGATGGGCTTGTGAGTGCGCTGCATGGCCCCCACAATCGTCTGTGCGTTGTCCGTCACCAGAATTGACCCTGCCGGATTTCCCTTGGTGCAGGGCACCCAGTTCTTGGCCCGGAATGGCAAAGGCTTCTTGACGGCCTGGATCAGCAGTACATCAGCCGGGTTTAGGTTGCGCAGGCTGGTAGTCTTTCCGGTGCCAGACTGGCCCAAGATCATGCAGGCTACGCTCATGCTTCCACCTCTTCATGTAGTTCAATCTCGCTGTCATCTGTCCTGTCTGGCGGGCACGGAACACCAAGCGCTGCACAAATCCACTCAGCGTTTTTGTATGCCGTGTCGCTCTCCATCAGGATCGAGTAAAGCTGTGCTTGTGTCATTTCTTGCTCCATTTCTCGCGCATAGCTCTGATGTGCTGGCCTGCGCTGCGGCTTGCGTGGTACGCGATTCGCTGTATCGCCTCTCGGCAAAGTTTGTCCAATGTTTCTTGGCTCAT